TCTTGATGCCCTAGGATATGTTGCTTAAGCGGACTTGTTTCTTTTTTTAGTCCTTTTGCCTTTTTAAAAGCTTTTATAACCATTGCAATATTAGACTCTGGCTCATTAGCCGATATCATATTATTTACAATTGTTTCTAAAGTCATGCAGAGTATTTTTTAATTAATTCTAAAGCTTTATTTTTGCTTTTTTCTTTGTACGTAAAAGGGCTTAAATTAGGGCTTACCTCTTCTATAGGCGGTTCCTGCGCAACTTGTGGCTCAAGAACAGTAGGTTCTGCCATGGGAGCTGCGGTGGGGGTTGTAATATTGTCAGGTTCTAAAACAACTTGTTTACCCGCGGCTATTTTAGAGGCTTGATTTGAAACATTAGAAGCAAGTGTATCTGGGTGGGGTTTTCTCTGTCTTTGATACTTGTTTTCTATGTATTCATTTAAATCTTGAAAAGCTCTTGCTTCTGCGGCGTTTCTCCATTCGTGGTCGCCGTCATTGAAGTTGAGATGCTCTACTAGATTTTTAATTTCTTTATTTTGTAGATTCATATGATCTCCTAAAAAAGATCTAAGGCCAGGGTCACCCACCTCTGAAATAGCATCTTGTATAAACTCTAAATTTTCTAGTTTATGTTCGCTAATGTCGCCTGTATCTAAAATTTTTTGACCATTTTCGTCTACTTTAGTCATTGGCTGACCGTTTGAGTCAAGGCCTATACCCTTAACGTAAGGGTCTAATAATAAATTTAATGGATCAATTCTATTAACTGGAGCGGGCACGTTTATTGCATCATATATATTAACGTCAAAATTTCCATCAAGCGCACTATTAGCTTTTCCTGTTAATTTAACCCTATTATCTTCATCTAAATCTAGGTTTATTTCGCCTCTATTTAAACCAACTAAAACAGCTTCGTCAAATTGGTCCATGCCATACGACAAGGTCCCATTTTTAAGAGAATTATTATAAGCAGCTAAATTTGCATTAACAACATTTTTAATTGATTTTAAGTTTCCCACCATTTGCTGTATATTAGCCATTTCGGCAGAGTATTCAGCATTGTTTATTTCTCCTTTTTTCTTTTTATTTGTGTAACTGCTAGCTTTTTCTACTATAGCTCTAGCAACCCCTTGTACTTCTGCGTTAAAAAACCCTTGGGGATTTGGGTACTCTTGATTTAATTTTTGTTCCGACGTTCTTTTAAATTGCCTATCAAATTCAATATTTCTATTATTTTTTATAAGCAATTGTTCAGGGTTATTTTTTTTAGCTGCTAATTTAGGATTATAATCTTTCATATCATTAAGTTAATGATTTAAATTCCACATCTAATAAGCTGTAATCAACACAATAGTAACCACTGTGATGCTTTACAATAGCGTGAGCTGGTATTTCATCTGACATTACACCTTGAAAAACACCTTCACCTAATAATTTATTTATATATTCAAATAAATATATATTAATACCGCTATTAGATTTACCAATTAATTTTATATTCTTTTTTAATCTTCTGTCACTAAAGAATTTACTTTTTTTAGACATTTTACCTAAATCTATAACCGCTTGATTTTCAGCTGTTTTAGCATCAATTTCACTAAGCGCATTTGTAGAAATGTCAAACAAGTTGGCATTAACGTCGTATTGGTTGCTTTGGCTTTGGGTCTGACCAGCTGCTTGAGATAGATCAAAGCTTGTTTGAGTCTGAGCATCTTGCGCTAAAGCGTTATTAATAGCGGTTGCGTTTTGTAAGTTTGCGTTTGCCATTGACTGAAACTCAGAGTTTGAAGCGGCCATATTTTGTCCTGCGTTAAATTGTGCCATTTGATTAGCAGCAGAAAATAAAGCCATATTTTGCTGTTGTTGCTGACCCGTATTGAACATATTCATCTGATTTTCAGCACCGAATTGAGTAAGAGCAAATTGGTTTTGCTGCTGTTTATTAAATTGTTGTTGGCCTAAGTCAAATTGCGAAGCAAGATTACCTTGTCCTAGCAAATCTTTTTGTAAAGTAGATTCTCCTTGGGCCCGTAACATTTCGTTTTGCTTAACTTGCATATCAATATCCGCTGCAATTCCAGCTTTAGATCTTGCTGCGGCGGCAGCTAGTGCAGAAGCACCACCACCCCCTGACCCAGTTTGAGCAATTAAGTCTTGAGTTGCCGCTAATGATTGATCAGCTTCTTGTGCTTGTAATGCAGCCCCTGCTGTTGAAACTTGAAGGTTACGCATCGTATTAGTTAGCCCGGTATCAGCACCTCTAGCTAAATTCGCAACATTAGTTGTCCCTGCCGGTCCTAAATTAGCAAGATTGGCTTTAACGTAGTCAGGCAATTCTCCCAACCCTTCCTGAAGAACGCCATCCCTATTAAATTTCAAGTCCTGGCTTGCCATTTCAACATTATCCCTGCCAATCGTTGTGGCTGACAGAGAGTCATAAAAATCTGTTACTTCAAAATCTCTTAAAGCTGCAAGATCATTATCGTAATCCGCCTGCGCAGCACTTTGCTTTTTTAATAGGTCCGCCTGATCTTTTTCGGCTATTTTACCAGCCATCCTATTATTTTTTTTCTTTTGCCCCATTTATAATTTTTTTATTAATTCGTAAGATGGATTTTCGAATTTTTCGTAATTTAATTTTAAATAATAATCCAACATATATCCCTCTTGAGCCCACGCAAACGCATATTTAAAACCTAATTCTTTAGCGTGGTTTGTTACATGGCTTAATAAAAATGATATTGCATCTTTTCTATCCTCGCCCCTATACTTTGGATCAGATATGGCTGCTGTTGGAAGTGCAGAATTTGAATTGGTTAAACCAAGCCACATTGCCGCAATTGGTTGTTTTTCATTATGTACTAAAAAACCTAAATTAGGTAAAATATCTTTGAAATTTTCAGTGTATAACCAAGGTTCTTGGTTATATTTTTCCCACCATTTTGGTAAAAAATCCCAATCAGATTTTTTTAATTTCCTAACCTTTAACATTTAATTTAATTTTATTGAGAAGAATAAACTGTTTCGCTGCTAATAGCAAACAATTCAGCTTTGTTAATTGATTTATCTACCGGTAGCTTTAAGCGAGTACGCATAAATGTACCTTTTGTTCCCGACACAAGCTTAGTTGCGTCCGCTACAACAGCGCCAGATGAAACTTTATATGTTGTTTCTTCTGACACTATTGGTGCAAAATACTTACCTTCTTTTTCCTCAAAAGGAAATTTAATTATTGTACTCATTTAAGCGCTTTGTGTTATACTTATTGTTTGATTAGCTATAGCTGTACCTGTAACTCTTGAATTACCGTACACGGCTATAGTCACAGTAGCTGTTCTTGATGATCCAGTTCCATTATCGTCCACGTTTATTGTAAAAGGATAATTTGAGCCTAAAAAATCAATTCCATCCGGATCTACAACTTTTGTGCCAGGTGTGCTATTTAATAACACCCAAGGCTGATCTGCAGATATTTGTATTGGAACTGTAGCTCCATTAGAATTGGTTATAGTTGTATCTGTATTGCCTGAGGCTGTAAAAGATATTGAACCAACATATGTACCAACAGATGCTGTGACTTCACCTGAACCTGTTATAGTTGAGGTTGCTGTTAAATTAGAAGCACTAGGCGGTATTACAATAACTTTTTCTAAATACTCTTGTGATACATTATCTACTGTTGTGCCTGATATAGAGTAACCAGGGACGTCATAAGCAAGACTATATGAGCTAGGTAGTAAAACTTTGTCTGTGCCACTAGCTGTCCATCTTAAGGTTGCTGTCCTGGTTGTATTAGCACTATAAGGACTATTACTATATGCGTTACCAGCAGAAGTGCCAGCAGGTGTGGTTAAAACACCGCTAGTGGGGGTTGCCCATGTTATAAGCGGTAAAGCTGTTGCTGCCCCACTTACTCCTAAAGAATTATTTGTTGCTGTTGTGGGTACAAGCAAAGGGAATGTTGCTAAGACGTCTCCATTGTTATATCCCAAGGCAAAATCAGTAACATTAGTGCCATTACCCATACCGCTGTGGACACTGCAATAATAGTATAATGTAGGGGTAGTGGCAGATACAACTATTTGTGTATATGCACCAGCGGAGCCAGGTGTTCCATTATAGGTTACTCCTGTTGTATATTCAGTCCCACTCCCGTGAGTGCCATCAGATGTTGTGCTAAATTTTAAAGGATGGCCTGTGTTAGAACTATTACTTTGATCAAATATATATGTTTTGCCTTTTGTTAAAATTAGTATAGGCTGCTTTAAAGCCTCTATACCATTTGGAGCATCGTCTATAGCGTATTTATTCGGGCTATAATTTCTAACTAAAACATTCCTAGTTACAGTAGATGCTGGCACAGCTTGAAGAGTCGTTAAACCGCTTGTATTTGCCACTATATTACCTGGATCTATATAATGTGTAGAAGTTGGTGATACTGTTAAAACTAAATTATTTGCACCAGATGTAGTATATGTTGCAAGAGCAGGGCTAACAGCCCCGTTGGAAACTGAATCTCCAACACTCACTGTTAATAAACTAATTTCAAATATTAACGAAGCGCCTGTTCCTGATATTGTTACGGTTTTTATTTCATTGCTAATTCCAGCTGTTCCTGTAATTAAAAATACTAAATTATTATTTGTAATAGCAGAAGGGTTTTGTATTGCAAGACCACTTCCGGTTAAAGTAACATCATTGATGTTTTCAAACTCATAATCTGAATTTTTAGGCTTAGCGGTAATGATCCATTGAACAGATTCCCCGTTTTTAGCGTACACAGATTGTTCGCCAGTTATTACGCTATTATCAGCAGCACCGCTTAATTGCAATGTTAACAAACTAAAGCTTTCTAAAGCAGGCTCGTTGCCTACAGAAGAAATGTCTGTTTGCATAAAATCTAATTCCCACCCAGTAGTTCCTTCATAACTTATATTATTAAAAGTTTTTACCGTTGAAGGGCCATCATTTAAGATAGGCTCTATATAAGATTCAGCTGCACTTGCTCCGTAAAAAGTATTTCTATTAACACTTTCGCTGTTATGTTTCCATAATTTGCCATTTTTAAAAGTATAATAAACGTTATTTAAACTTAATCCGCCTTCTTGTTCAAAAGATTTAAAACTAGTCCAGCCCTGACTTCCTTCATCAAAACTTATAGTAAAATAACCATCTGTTGCTGTGGCAACATTGGTGTCTTTAAATCCACTAAACCCTTTACCTATTAAGGTTAAATTATAAAGATTATTATATTCATCATAAGAACCGATAATTTTATCGGATTTAGCTAAGGCATCTCTAAAAAAATCACTCATTCCATTTTGTGATATTTCAACTAATCCATTTTGATCTAGCCTCATTACGCTACCTCTGCTTTTGTCGGTAAAGTATTTTGCATATCCATAATACGCAAAGGACATGGGATCTTTTGACATCCCAAATTCGCCCGCATATGGTGCAATCGTACCCAAAAACTGAGCGCTTGTTGTTACAGGTATTGCGCCGCCTTCGGCTGAGTATATAAAGTTCTTATTAACTGGTGATCTTGAAATTTTATCTTCTTGAAATACAACTATTTGAGTATCATCAGCAAAAAGTTTTTGTATTGACCCATCTTGAGGGTCTAAAGATATAGTTAAGCCACCTTCTGCCTCATTAAATTGGTTTATATAATTTATATTTGTTCTTGAATTAAATAGCCCACTTGAATGAATTAAAGTGTTAAATCTTCTTTCTTCTGCAAAATTTTCTTTTACAACATAGGCTCTAACGCCAACATCAAAAAATTTTTCATTATATCCAGCTCTAAGTCTATTTATTTCAATGTGTGTCCCTGAACCAAAAGTTAATAAATAACAATTGTAAAATTGTATATCTACCGCTGTAGTTGTCAAATCAGATATTAATCCTCCAGTTGATGTTTCAAAAAATATATCTAAATCCGACTGAAAGGGTTCAGTTTCAAAAACGCATATACCCGAGGTAACCGTGTCTGTAGGAACATTAGCGGTTCCGTTAGGGTTGTTTATAGATTGTACTTTAGTTAAGCTAGCAGTGGTTTTATTTGCTCCGCCTAATATTTTAGGATATACAGCTACGTTGCAGGGAGAAATAGTACCGCTTGTGCTTGGGGGTATTACTGCTGTTTGGTCTCTTGGCACTTTGTTTATACTATCGCCTAGTCTTGCCACAGTGTTTAAAGCTGTTATACCAGAAATCCAATTATAATATTCTTGCTCTCTTTGTTTTACTACAATTCTATAAGAGTAACACCAATCTAAACTTTGTAGTGCTGTTATTGTAGTTTGCGCAAATGCTATACGCAAAGAATTAAAAACGCTTGTACTGTCAGCCTCTCCTGTTGCTGCATCAATAAAAACAGTATCTCCCCCCGTTTCAGATAATAATACAGGAGTTTGTCTTCCAAATTTATCCGCTAAAACTACGCCAACTTGATATGTTCTTCGAGACTTAACTGACATACTGTTGTCTAGCTCTGTATACCTAGCTGAAGCTTCTCCGGTTCTTGAAACCGTAAAAGACACGTTAGGTATATCAAAATTTTGCAAATAATTACCGTATACTAGTCTACCACCAACCAGCTCTTGTGACTTAGCTATTCTTGGAACAGCGTCTGCTACTCTTGTTAATTGATCAGAGGGCAGCGTTTTAAAGGGGTCTTGTGACTTGTAAAAAAAGTTTACACTTGTTTCTGACGTTAAGACTTTGCTTTCTACTACGTACAAAGCGCCACTTCCGGTTTCTTTATATATAAGCTCAACTTTATCAATTGCTAGTCCTTGAGGGGTTGGAACTGAAAGCTGAACAGATTTTATTGCATTAACAAAAGTTTCAATTTCTCCAAAATCATTTATATCTGAAGATATTGTATCCGCATTACCCAATCTTGAAAAACAAATAGGAGTAAAGGGAGCTAATATACTATATTCACCGTCTTCAAATTTATATCTATATGAAAATCTAATTAATTTATTTTCTAAAAAATTTGATGTAATAGGGTTGCCTTGCTCATCTAAATTTGAAACCCCTACAATTGAAGCAGCTTTATAAGGGGCAGGCTTAGCAACAGAAATAACGTCGTCTATGTTTGCTTCTAAATTATATCTACCCGGCGTGCTTCTAGCTGTTTCAACGTTTATTTTTCTAGGAGGATTTCTATCATCTGTAAAAAATAAAAGTTCATCAACTAAATTAATTCCTGTTATAGGGTATTTTTGATGAAAATTTAAAGCGGCACTATTAACTATTACTGTAGATTTATTTGCTTTTTGATTGTATTCAATTATTTGGTGGCTGCCAGAATTTATTTCATTGTAATAATTATTATTAGTTATAAAATAATATATTCTATCATTACCGTTGTCTCTATATTCACCTATTTTTTTTGCATTAGATATTGCTGTATCTATTATAAGCTCATTACCTAATATGTTTTCTACAGCCCCAATATCTGAGCTTTCAGATTTACTTACATTTATATTTAATGCTTCTCGATATTCACCGGGTTGTAGCATTTTTTCATCTAAATCGCGATTCATTCGGCTCGCGGTAAAGAGTCTTTTAATTTCTGGCATATATTAGTGTTTAATCCACTTAGACTTACCTCGTAAAACTTGTGTTAATTCTTCTATTTTAAGATTACTTAATCTTATTTTAGCATTTCTCATTTTAGAAGATGCTTCTTTTTTATATAAAGGGACTCCGCCTGCAGCAGAAGGCCGTAGTTTACTAAGATTATATAATATGTTTGCATAAACTGCCTCTTCAGCTACCTTAGGGACAAGAACGTTGTCAAAATTACTATTATCGCCAAGTCCATCAGATATATATTGTATAGATATTAGATCTCCTTCTGAAAATGAAGAATCAAAATATATTTTACCATCTTGTAAATCTAATAAATATGTACCATTTATATTTTGTCTTTCTGGTTCTGACCCATATCTTCTGCCATAAACAGAAGGCAAATCAGATTCATTATGAAAATCTTGCAAATCTTTATCTTTCAAAAAGCCTTTTGAAGATTGAAATCTTTTTACTGTTTCGGATGTTTCGGTAAATGTTAAGTCACCAGATTGATCATAAATATATTTAAAATCGCCATCTTGCTGAGCAGCTTGGGTTGGTTTTGTAGTCTTTGAATTTTGTATTGTTCTATGATTGCCATTTGAATCTACATAAGATATTTTAACATAGCTTACATAATCAGAAGGTAAAGACAATTGCAATGTAGAGCTTAACTCTACTTCTAAATTTTTTTCGGCATGAAAAATGTCATAGCTAAATTCCTGAACTGATCTTTGTGCCCAAAAAGCAATCTCATATCGAGGCACTTTTGTTAACGCCTTGCCATCCCCAACATAAGCAACCATAAAATTATTTATAATATCATTCAAATGCACCCTGCTATAGTATCCAGCTATTGCCGTGCCTGTTCCGCCCTCTTGGGATGAATAATTATCTACGTCTAAAGGTTTTCTTGATATTGCCATTATTGTTCAGTTGCTTGTATTTGTTGTTCTTTTCTTTGTCCAAACCCAACTATATCAGGTTGTTTTATTGTGACTCCCGCTAAGGTAAGTATTTTTGCAACCAAATCGCTTTTTTCTGAACTATGCAGCTCGAAGTTAAAAGATTTTGCGGGTGCATCGTAAGTATCCGTAGCTGGATCAAAAGCGGTATTATCATATATAGGCTTATTAGGAACACCCGAAGCAACCTGATTAGCTGTAGGCATTAAATAACCCCATTTGGGCGGGATAGGCTTTTTTAAATACTCAATACCCACATCACTAGCAACCGTATCTGGATAAATTTTAATGCCGCTCCCGTTCAATGTAAATACCGGCTGAGTAGCTACTGGCGCTGTTAAAGGAGACAGATTAATAAACTTAATATCCCCGTGAGAAGCAAAGTCCGCAACTACTGATCCTACTCGTACAATACCTAATTTGTGAAAATCACTTGGGAAAGTCCAAGTACCATCGGTTTTACTTAAAGTTGCATCTTTATAAAATAAATTTATTTTTTCAGAGTTAAATAAAACGGGGTCTCCAAAATCAGAGTCTAGCAAAATTCTTGATTCGTAGGTTAGTTGCTTATTAAAGTACCCCTCAAATAATTCATTTTGGGCTTGATCAGCAAGTTTATTAAACTCTTCTGGTGTTATATAGCCTCTATTATCTTTATTAGTAATAGTTAGCACAATTTTGTACACTTCGTTTACATTAACCATTTATATTTTTTTATATTAATTAGTTGATGTAGGGTTAATTTCTTACCCTACACCTGGTTAAGCTAAGACAGTTTTTTAACAAGAGATTTCATTAAATCAACCCCTTCGTCTGTTTTAAAGTAAGCAGCAAGAGCCCCATAGGGGTGCTGCTCAAATGGTACAGTCATTATCTTTTTACCATTAGCAAATTTAAACACAGTATTACCATCTGTTAATAAGATTATACCAGCCTCAACCGCTCTATTTGCTAAATTACGTAGTTTTATATCGTCGTCGTTAGACAATTCTATAAATAAAGCCGGGTTGTTTCTAGCAAACCTGTAAGCATCTCTTTTCAATTCTTTAGTTGTCATATTAGAAACAGCAGAACCTAGCTCAGTTCTCATTATTGCTTCTAAATGTTCTACTTCTAATTCTTGAACCAGCTTTAGTGCTTCAAGCTCAAATTCAACTTGATCCACTTCATCTGTTGCTTCCTTAACAATGTTAATTTCTTCCCATAGCTTCCCGGCCAAAGGGTGATAAAAAGAAAGAAGCTTTTGCATGTTTACTTCTGACCTTGGTACAAAAATTGCCCCGTCTTGAAACATTACATGAGTTAATGTTGCATACCCGTCTTGTTTATCAGCAAATAAAGATTCTTGATTAGTAGCTAATCTAATTTCTCTATTTTTTTTAAAGCCTTCGTCAAACCATAGCAATGGTTTTCTAGCTGTATGTTTTGTTTGTATGGTATAAGATACAGGAGAGTTAATTCCTGTTAAAACATATGTTCTATCTTTATACTCCCAAGCGCTGTCTAATGCTTCAGCACTACTTTGATTTTTTTGTTTTGTTGACATAATATAATATAATAATTAAAAGTAGAAAATACCCCCGTTTTAACAACGAGGGTAAGTCTACTAGGTGTTATTAAGCTTTAAACAATACAAAATTGTTTGCGGCTTGTGTAACTAAACATCTTTCACTTAGATAATTAACTTTCATTTCGTCAATATCAGAGGTGGGAGACCCAGTTCCAACAGATCCTGTAATCCAAGATTTGTTTTTTCTGTTCTCAGTTTCTGAAGCTCTATAGCGAATATGTAGGAAAGGACGCTTAATATTTTGTCCTAAATTTTGGTCATAAACGGTAGAAGTACCAGCAGGTACTAATACACCTTCAATATCACCAAACCCACCACGAGTTGACCAATCATTTAAATATTTCCAGTCAGTTTTGTAAAAATCGTAAGATCCTCTTCTGTAACCTGTAAATCCTAAATTAAGGGCCATATCAGCGCTGTTGTTAAACACACCATAAGAGGTGCCTCCAGCGTGATTAGCTGCTCCCGCATAAGCTCCGTTTTGCATAGCAAGAATATCATCAATTTCTAAAGAAAGCTCTCTATTCAAAAACAGCATGTTTTCTTCAATTGATCCTTGCTTGTCAAGTTGTTTTAGAACATTGTCAAAATCAGTAAGAGCTCCGCCTCCAGCTTGGGCAGCCGCTTGACCGCCAAAACCAGTATAAACGTTTCCTCTTGATTCGATAGCTTCAAAAAAGCCTTCTGTTCCTCTAGCGTTTTGAGATCCCAAAGAACCTCCAAAAGCACCAAGCGCAATATCAGCGCCTCCGGCTACTTTTTTAACGCCTTCAACCATAGACATTTCCATATAGTCTTCCCAACGAAGTCTATTTTCATGCTCCGATTTAATATACCACAAATATCCGCCAGCTCCATTTTCAGAAGTTACTTCAATCCATCCAATCTGAGCTGTGTCAGATCCATTGATTGAATAATTTTCTTTTAGAATAATTGGTGATGTAGTAAAAGTAGCATATCCTGGATCAAGGCTTTCGGAAAAGCTTCCAGATCCTTTTGCAAATTCAGACCCATAAGCAAGAGCCGTAACTCTTTCCGCTGCTGCAATTTGGCCATGAGGAGCGTAAGCCTTAATTTGAAATTGTTGGCCAGCAGTTGATCCTCCACCGCCAACGCCAACGTTAGTACAAACACCTTTAATAACAGCACCAGTTCCACCAACAGCAGAAGTTGCGCTGGATTGAATTTGTACCATAACGGTTTGTCCTACTCTAAAGTTAACAGCCTGCGTTTGGGCAGCAGGGCTAACGCCTAGGCTAGAAGGCTGGGCAGTAGGAACACTAAAGTTTAGCACTCCGCCTGCGTTTGCATTAGCAGCAATTGCGGCTTGGGCGCCAGCAACTGGCATAGTCGCGTTATTTCCTTGTGGAAGTACATTCACATATCTAGTGTGAAGTCTACCTTGTTCAGTCCAAATAATTTGATCTGATGTTGAGGGCATTTCTGCCGATACCATACGGAGGAAAGATCCAATAGATCGATTTCCATATCTTTCTACTTCTTTTTCGTATACGTCTGGTAGGTATTGTTGAGTCCATTGACTAAAGCCAGCGGCTGTAAAGTCAATGTAGTTCCCAGAATAAAGTGCTTTAGTCTGAGTTGGTTGTAAAGCGGCAGGTATGCCGTTAGTAAATGCCATTTTGTTTTGATTTTAAGTTGTTATTTCCATTTAATGCGCAATTTATCAGAAGAATCGCCAGAAACAACTCTTATTGTATCACCAGATTTTGTAATTATAGAAGAATTATCTGTTCGTGGGTCCATATTTATGTTTTTTGCTTTTTTTGCAGATTCTTTTATAGCGTCGGCACGGCCTTGCTCGTAAAAGTGGTTAGCTATTTTATCTGCATTTCGCGCAGTAAATAAAGCTTTATGGTATTTTTCCGCGTCAGTAAATCCTTCTTTGTTCTGAAACTGGTTTAAAAAGTTGTTAATGTTAGATTGAAACTCTTTTGTTTTTTGCGGATTGTCTACTTTGAACCTATAATTATTTTCACCAACCTTAAAATCAAAACCTTTGAAATTATTAGTAAAAACATTTTTAGTTTCTTGAGCAAATTTTTCAGCATTTTTAGTTTCTTCTTCGATTAATTGCTGAGTTTTATTGTAATACGCCATTGCATTTTTGTACTCATCGGGAACTTCCTGCTTTTTTCTTAACTTAAGATCAGCATAGTATTTTTCCTTTACGTCTTTAAATGTTTTTTGGGCATTAAATAACTCTTCTTTAAAAGCTAATTGCTTAGCTTTTATATCGTTAGGATCGTCAAGATCCGTATCATAAGCAAAGTTTTTATTAATTAAAAAATCAATATCTTCTTTGTCTAAATGTGGTTTTGTGTATTCGTAATATTCTCTTACCAATGATAAATTATCTATTTTATCAAGGTCTCTATTTAGCCTAGCATAGTCTTCCACTGTTCCGCCGGTGTCCTCTATAAATTGCACTAGTTTATTTACTCCTTCGGGTAGTTCTTGTGCTTTTGTTTCCTGTAGTATTTCCTTTTGTTCCGATGCGGCAGGGGCGGGTTCATCGCTTTTAACCACTCTACTCTCTTCAGAATTATTTTCTTCATTTTCAATAATTTCTATCGGAGAATCAACAGTTTTTTCAGCAGGGTTGTCTTCTACAAGTTCTATTAGGCTTTCAGCCTCTTCATTGCTTTCGGGGGTTTCCCGTACTTCCGATCCCACTTCTGACAATCCCACTTCGGATCGTTCATCTTGTAACACAGTCTCCTTTGTTTCTCGCTCTTGAATGGCATTTTCTTTTGTTTTTTCTGTTTTTTCAGGCGGTGAATCCACATTAATTTTGTAAACACCATCCTCTTGTAGCCCGTATTCTGGGCTCACTTCGCCCTGCTCAATAGCTTGCTCAAGTACAGCGGCTTCTTTGTTTTTAGGTACGGTATCAGTGGGGGTTTCTTCCACTGCTTTTACCTCAACATTTTCTTGTAATTCTTTTTCCATAATAATATAAAATATAATAATTGTTTAACACTAAGATGCTTCAAATCTACCTACATCAAATCCTCCCAGCGTGTCATTGCCTTTGGATTCAAAATCTTTAATAGGGCGGTCCGTATTAGGCGCACCTGATATTGTAGGCTTATTAGCTATAGCTACTCTTTTACCTTCTTCTTTCAACAGCTCTCGCTGCAGCATAGAATTATTTGACCTATTAGCCAATTCCATTTGTGACTTCAATTCTAATTCTTTCAATTGTACATTTAAATTAAATTCATATTGCATTAGCTCTTTTTTAGCTCTTGTTTCTAATTCCATTTTTTTAATATCCATTTCTGTTTCTGCAGTTGATAATTGTATTTTGGAAGTAGTTTTAATTTGTTCTGCATCTGCTTTAGCGCTTTCTATTGATATTTGCGCTTCGCCTTGAGCTTTTGCCTGAGCGGCACTAGCTGCCTGTGCTTGAGCTTGATCAGCTTTTTGTTTAGCTAATCTTCTAAATTTTAACAACTGATTAGCTAATTTTATATTTTTTATTTCTCTAACGTCAATAGCATCTTCTAAAAATATATTTTCTTTAGAAAGAGCCATTTGTATATTTTGCTCTAATATAGCTTTTTCATCCTCATCTGGCTCAAGTTCTAAAAATATACCAAAATCATGCAAATGCAAATTTTTCATTTCTTCAAGCGAACCTACTGAAAATTGCCCTATAGAATCTATAAAAGCTTGTTTTGTAGGGTGATATTCTAAAAGATCTTTAAATCTTAAAGAAACAGCCTCAGCTAATTTAGTAGTTATATACATACTACTATATAATATATGCCTTGTAGCAACATTGCTATTAGCGGCAGCTAATTTTTGTACACCAACAAGAGCATAAGGATCCGGATCAGAGCCATCCCTAGCTTCATTTAATCCAGTAACATCTCTAAGCATTTGAAGATATTGATTGTATGCAGCGGCTAAAACTTGTATTTGTCCGCCTCCGCTACCGGGAAGTTCTGTAATTGGCACTTTTCCTGGGTTTTGATCACCTTCAACTGTTAAAGATCTTCCTATAACAGAGCCAGTTTGAAAATACATATTTAAAGCCTCTTGCGGATTATAGTTAGTACCATTACCCAAATCTATTTCTGCAAGACCATCCGCATCTAAATAAACACCTGATGGTATCATTCTTTGAATAGCTTGTTGTAATTTTAAATGAGTTAATTGTATTAAATCAGCATATGGAGTCATTTTAGATACTAAGGAATCTATTGAACCTTTATACATTCTTGGAGCTGACACTATATAATTCATCATGACCTTATTAACATTAGCGTAAGGCCTTATCATATTACTGGCTTTCTCCCATTTTAATAATTCAGAAGTTCCCAATATAAGTACTCCCTCATATATAACCTCTCTTGTCTGTTCTACCTTTTCAAATCTAACTTGTTGTTCTTTAGGCGGATCAAAACTATCATCTTTTTCTATTGCCTTGCTGGCACCGGTGGGTGATTCTTTTATTTTATAAACGTCATGTTCCCACGTTTTCCAATTAAAATTTAATACAGTTACAGTATTATTTTGAGAAATAGAATCATCAGCGTAATTTAAAGAATTATAATCATTATTAACAGCTTTATTTGATCCCTTTTTAATAAGCTGCTCTAAAGTTTCGTTGCTTAAATTAGGAAATCGTTTTTTTAGCTCGTTAATGCTTATATTTTTTACTTCACCAAAATAATAACAATCTGAAAAATTAGGATCTTCTGTATATGACCAAACTAAATTAGCAGGGTCTACATATTCCAGTTTTACCCCGTCTGTATTATTAAAAGTATGTTTTGTGGCACCAATACCAATAGTGGTAATATCATAATCAACTCTTCTTTTTACAGAATCATAATCATTTGCTTTAAATATATTTTCTATAGCTTGTTCTTCAGCTATTTCTATGCCTTGCTTGTAGTTAAGTTGCATGTATAGTTCCAACTCTTCTGTTGTGGCAGGTAATTGGTTAACTTCAAAATTTCTAGCAGAAACACCAAGTTCTTTTTCTATATTTAACAGCAGATCAGCTGTATTCAAATCTTGCTGAACATCATTTACAAACCTAGTTCTTTTACCTGTAGAAAGTTCGTCTTGCCCTACTGCTTTTATTGCAAAAGTTCTATCTTGCATGCCGTTAACAACTATGTCAACAAACTTAGGTATAATAGGCACTGGCTTCCAGTCTAAATTTAAATACGATAAGTCGCCGTTAATAGCAAATTCGTCTTTGTATTTTCTTATTGATTGTTCTCCTCTAGCATATAATCTTAGTCTATGACACTCTTCTTTAGAGTTATAGAATCTACCAACCCCGTTGCTATCCTTATTGAACCATTCTTGTTCAATAGCTTTACCAACAGACAAGCCATAGTCTTCAGTTCTTTTTACAGAATCTGAAACCGCTTGATTTGGGAATGCATAAATATTTGCTTTAGTTTTTGCCATGCTTATTTTATTATCTCGCTTCTTGATCCTTTGTTTTTATATTTTGAAAACATAAAATCAATTTTTTTAATTACTCTTTCACTTTTAGGACGATATAAATGCTTTCTGCAAGCCATTATAGCCAGCCCGCTGCTTATGGAAGCATCATGAGCTGTACGTTTTGATATATCAAATTTTGCCCAGTCTTCTAAGGTTCTTTGAAAATGCATATTTCCGTGGTTATCTCCTTGATTACCAACGTTTTCTTCTATATATGATTCAATTGCAGCAGCGTGTGCTTGCTTTATATCTTCTGATGTATTTGGTATTCCGCCTAATTCTATTTCAGATTTAGATAATGCTCCTCGTAGCCTGTCGGGCCGGTTCATAGAAAAACCTCTATAACCTCTTCTTTTTAAATGATAAAGCAATCTTGGCTTGTTATTCTCAGCAAGTATAGGCATGCCATAAAATACTATTGCCATAAGAACATCTTCAAAAAAAATTTCCGCCGTTTGTGGTCTTGCTACATATTCTAAAAAAAATTTACTAGAGGGGAAATCCGGGTCCATTGAAAATGTTGTTAGACCGTGCAGTGCTCCGTTAGATCCGCCCCCACCCACGGTGCCGGAAATATCGTAACTATCACAGCCAAAGTTTCCGTAGTTTATATTACCGGGGTATTTAATTCCATTTTTTTCAATAACATTATTCCTAAGCTCTAACTTGGGAATCCAGCTAACAAAAAATCTACCGTTTTTAGTAGGCGTCCAAATTACTTCTGTATCTTTTATTCCGTTTTTCCAAGAAAAACTCCCTTGAGCAACATAACCTTTTGAAGTCATTTCTTCGTTATGATCTATTTGCTCGTATATTTTTGTTAAATTAAATAAAGAATGTAATGTTTCATCCCTAAAGGCGTGTTTTTCACTTCTAGGAAATTGTCTGTAATATTCGTTTAATGCATCCGCATCATTCTTTAATCCTTCTACCTCATTTTCCCAGTGCTCAATAACTCCCGCACGAATGAGGCCTCCGCCAATTCCTTCAACCGGAGATGATGGTGTTTCGAACACAGGGTATCCATACTTATTAATGAACCCTTCGTAGCCCCATTCCATAGGTATGAACAAAGAATATAGTCCACTTGAAGTCTGTCCATTTTTATTTCGCTTGTTAACATCTGAGTTGTAATATAATTTTTTAAAATTATCACCGCCTTTATTTAAAGCGTTAGAGGTAGACCCCATCATACATTTGCCAACAACTCTAGCACCTAATCTTAAACAGGTTTTTGTAACTCTCCAGTTGTTTAATATATTATCAGGTCTTTCCCATTTACCGGATTCATCATGAACTAATAGTATTAGTTTTTCTCCATCATAACTATTATCTCCTGTATTTTTCCAGTCAATTGTTGTGTCTAAACCCTGCCCTAATAATTCATCATCTGATTCTTTAAAAGAATTTCTAGTTAATCTTCTTGATGGTAACTTATAAGACAACTCTGTTTTTGGTCTTTCCATACCATCTTGTATGGGTTTAAAAAAGAATGGATAATTTACCGAGATCGGTACAACTTTGTCGGTAAACATTTTTTTCGCATCAGCACCTGTTTTCGATAATATACCGAACCTCGAGTCTCTTGACGTCGTAGCCACATTAACAGTTTCTGATGATGCCATGAAGCTAAAGCCAGACCGTCTATTCTTGAGGTAGCACATTCCGTAACACCTATAGTCCGCCTTACAGGCTTCCCAAAAGTAATAGAATATTCTGTTCGCCTGCCTAAATTCGGGCGCACCCACGTCAATCTTTGTCCAGTTGAGGTACATATAGTGTGACCCTGTAATGTAACACGGTTCACTGTTGCACATGAACCAATACCCATCATTCCTATGATTAAACTCAACATCAATATATTTATAGTATTGCTCTTTAGTTTGTTCTGGGTGGTTTTTAAATTCATGTATTGATCTTATTCTTTTTAAAGATTCTGGTCTTTCCCTTCTTATAAATACTTGATCTTCAGCTTTTAGCTTTTGACCATCTATTTTTTCAGGGGTTTGAGGTATTGCTATCTTAAGACCTTGAACCTCATATATATCTCCGATTGTACCGTCTTTACTTATGACTACGCAATCTAAATCATCGTCGTAGCCGTACTTATATTTTTTAAGCCTATTTTTTTTTCTTACTTCTTTAGTATCGAGGTGATCTCTGGTAATGTTATAAAGTGATTGTTTATACATTATTTTATTCTATCTTCTACACCTAAAAATTTTACTTTGTCTTCAGTTTTTTTATCTGACGACAACTCTTCTATTTTTTCTATAATTTTGAATGAGTCTTCGATTGCCACCCATTTAGCCTGAGCGGCTATTTTTGCTTTCTCAGGTTCTAATTCAACTAAATTAATTTTTTGTCTTATAACTTTATCAAGCTCAATTAAAGCAATTTCAGATGCTTCAATTACTTTTTTCCTCCGGTCCATAATTTAATGTTATATGATTTGATAAAATACGATAAAGCTTTTTCCCTTCTATTATGAATTCATATTCCGAATCAGGGGTAAAGCCCACCACGTCTCCTACGGATGCCCCTAAGCTACTTAATTCTTTATTACTATATACAAGTACTCCTTTTAAATTTTCGTCAGTTTTAAGGCTCCATGCGCCTTTT